CTGTTTTTCTGCTTCAAGCTCAACGCGCAGCTTCCCTACCGTTAGCGCAATATCCTCGTTCTCCTGATCGCGGCTTTTGATGTATTGCAGGTTTCTTTCCTGTTCATCCAGCAGTGCCAGCACGGTAGCCGGGTTAGCCTCTGCTATGAATTCAGCGTTTGCATAAGCCTGAGCATCTGATTCAATCAGGCAGTTAACATGACATTCCGCAATCACGCCACCGGGTTCTCCTTTCCATTTTTGGCAAACAAAAACTCCTGTTAAATTGCCGTGCTGGTTAACAGATGTATGCCCTACGATGTAGCTTCCTTTAGTTGCTTTCTCTGCCTTTTCACGCAGTGCCTGATAGTTAATTTGGGTCACTCTTCATCCTCCAAGTCGGCAACGGCGTCCATCACATCAGAACCGCGAATAACCTCAAAAGCACGGCAGGCCATTTGAAATACCAGTTGCTCTTGCGGATGCGGTGATTCCCAATATTTGAATCCAGGGCGATGCGCGTACCCCATCATTGAATAAAAATCACCAGCAAGCTTAATCGCGGCATCAACAAGCTCTCTGTTAGTCATTCTTTTTCCGCTCACTGGTTGCCTCCTTTGCGAATCTGTTCCGCCCATTCTTCTAGGGATTTCTCCGCATATTCACCGGACAGGCCATCAATCGGGTGTGGTTCATTAGCCAACTCTTCTTTCGCTGACAGAATCATGCGTGTAACGTCGAAAACTTCACGTAAAGACTTATTGATAAATCCGTGATTGAAAGCAGCAGCAAGACGGCTTGCGGTATAGTTAATCCCCTCGTTGCGTGCTTCCGCACGAATTTCAGCCAGGAAAGCATCGGTGGCTGGAGTTTCGCTGTGGTGTAGGGCATCGTTGATAATCATTGCAGCAACACCAGCCTGCCCTGCATCCGTGACCGACACATGCTCAAGAGTTACGGCCATTGCGTGTTTCAGCCCCGCATTCTCCGCCGCCAGCGCCGAAAACTTCTCGTGTGCCAACTTAACAGCTGCATCAGCCTGCTTAATTGACTCAATCGCTTTCTGTTGGTCTTCGGACAGAGCCAAAATCTTGGCCTCCGCTTCAGCAAATTTACGCACCAGATATTCAGCATTTGTTTCATTCACTTTCAGATCTCGTGGTACACATTTCCCGCGAAGAAACCCTTCCATTTCGAAAACATTCATGCGCATGTGCGTAACTCCGATAACTCGTTAAAGCGCTCCATAAACATCCCGTAGGCATGGCTCGGAGCCAGTGGAATAACTTTGAACATTTCTGTTGCCGGGATACCTTCCAGTACTGGCCAGAAAGAGCCATCATCAAGCCCGAGATCGCGGCGTTCGGTTGCCAGCATGATGAGATCGGCATATTTCACAGGCGTGCTCATAACCGGGGGTAACCCGTATTTCTCACGGATTACGGCGTCTATTTTTTCTTCCATCCGTTTATAGTCAGGAAGAAGGCGTTTCAGTGGAGCGGGAATATCCTGGCAATACGCTTCTGTTGCATCATGCATTAACGCTTCAAAAGCAAATTCCTGCGGCACCAGCTGGCTGCAAAGCACCGCATGTTGGGCGACACTGTAGAAGTGAGAAAGATGACCGGCAAAGCGGCAGATATTTGAAAGGGAAACCGCGATATCGTTAATCACGATGTCGTCTTTATTTATCTTGTCATAATAAAAATGCTTCCCGGAAAAAGTTTTAATAAATGACATTTTGTTCTCCACGTTATATGCGCTGCACCGCTCTGAATTTTGATTGCAGCAATCCAGCCCATTTGACATGGGATGATTGCTGCAATTTTTTTAAGTTGTTGGATTTTGGCTTTTATCTTCTTTGTAAGAAAGAAGGTCACACATCAAATTAACTACCTTGCTGAATTGGAAAAGGTCAGCGCCAGTCTGATGACGCCACTGGAATGCTTTATCATCTTCATCATTAAATGTCTGAGATTGAGTATTGATGCGCGAAAAATGGAAATTTTCGGTAAGAATGAAGGTCACACCGCAACCGGATAACTCCATTTTATCAGCAGTGAAACTACTACTAAGACTATCGGCCAGTTCGCTTTGAATTGACTCATGCTCAGCTGAGTAGCGAATAATTTCCTTTTGATCTGCGTAGCGTGATAGCTGAATATAATTTCCGACAGTGAATCCTTCAAATGCATTGGCTGCACCATTGATGTAGTTATTCAGGCGTGTAGTCAGTCCATTCTTGATATCACTGATGTTGATTGTTTCTGTTTTCACTGAACCGACAACCTTAATCAGCATTGCGCATACCATACCAGCTATTATTTTATTGGTTGTGTTGATTACCAATAATTTCTCATCAGTGCTGTACAATGCAAGAATCAGCGTAGACTTAACAAATGCCTGTTTGCATAGATCTACTCGTACGTTATCAATAATGGCCAGTCGTTCGGCACGCTTTAATTTATTCCCGGACATATTTTCGATTGTTTGGATTCGAGAATTAGCTTCTTTCATGACGACATGTCGGGGAATTATTTTCTGATCATGACGGATTACCATTGCGTACCCACCAGATATCGGAGTTACCAGTTCACCAGTGACAGGATTCTCTACAAAAGAGGACCGTGAAAATTCTGTTTCCCCGATTTCAGAATAAGGGAGTTCGAGAAGATGACCTTCAATAGCCTGTATACTAGGTAATGTTGCTCGGTACACAATTGCGTTACGAAATTTTGGTAATTTCATTCTATTTTCCTCTGCACAAGATATTAGTTTCTCCACAAAACAGAGAAGAACACCTGCGGTGGCAGCCGCCCGGGTGGATTGGGTTATGAGCCCGTCGTCCGGTGATGCTCTTCTCTGTTTTGTAAAAAGAGCGGTACCAGCCGGAAGCAAGTGTACAAACTGGTACCGCCAAAGCAGTGGCTGTTGTGGTGGGGTTGTCACTCAGGTGTATGGTCAACCTGACAATCCGGTGTCCTCAACGGGGAAAGAGTAACCCCGCCATACTTACCGCCGCGCCATTTCGCGGATTACCACAACGCTGAGAGCACTTAGCCAGTTACGGCACCACACTTTGTCGCGGTTCCATAAATGCCCTCATCGTTGCACCCTGGTCTCTTCCCAGGCGTCAAACCGAATCGCCACGCTGGTTAGGCGTCTTATCAGCATCCTCATTGACTTGCACATTCCGGCTACCTGGTTTGTTTGCCCGAGCAAGGAGTGGATTGTCCCCTTTAACGTCCCCAGACCGCTAACGACGCATGTGCCATACGCCGTGTTACAACCAAATTTTGTTTAATCTTGCCTGTGGCATGTTTCTTTTAGATACATTATGTATCTCAAGGGTACATTGTCAAGTATAAAAAAACCTGCCGAAGCAGGTTATAAATATTGATTAGGCCTTTATTTGGTATCTTCTTGGTTTTCCTGAGAAAATTACTGTACCAATTATAGAGCAATTACCGTTAATCTTAATGTAAGGCTCAGGCCAGTTTGGGTTTAATGCTTTGAGATAACGCTGTGTTCCATCTTCTATCAATCGCTTGAAGGTGGTTTCGCCTGTATCGTGCATCAATGCAATAACGTCGTCACCGTGGCAGGCAGGGACTTCGGGATCAACAAAAATCATGTCTCCCGGGCGGTACTCATCAATCATTGAATCACCAATCACCCGCAAGATATAAGTCATTTCGCCACAGGGTACAGGGCAGGGATAAGTTTCTGCTGTGCTCAAATCAACCTCAGAATAGCCAACTTCTTTCCATGCTCCGGCCTGTACCCATGATATGACAGGGACTAACGTTATTTGTTTGTTAGTAATTGAAACATCAGGTTTTTTTGTGATGTTTGTTGTCTGGTGTTCTTGATCAAGCCATCCGACAGGCAGGTCGAAACATTTTTCGATGTGCCGTGCCATGCTGTCACCGATATTTTTAGTAGCACCATCTCCCATAAACCTGCTGGTCTGGGTTGGCTCGCGATCAATCATGGTGGCAAAGGAAGAATTCCCGCCAACACCATCTCTCAGTTTTCTGGCGTTAGACCGCCGGATGTCATGGACTGTTTTCATAACGAAATTAAAACCTTTGTACCGATAGGGTACAAGTATCTTGAAGGTTCATCTCAATCATGTAATATGTATATCGGAGGTACATATTGTATGAAAGCGTATTGGGACTCTTTAACCAAAGAACAGCAGGGCGAGTTGGCCGGAAAAGTTGGCTCAACACCAGGCTACTTACGGCTAGTTTTCAATGGTTATAAAAAAGCCAGTTTTGTGCTGGCTAAAAAACTTGAGCAATGCACGTCAGGTGCAATTACGAAATCTGACTTAAGACCGGATATCTATCCGAAAGATTAACAGAACACCTTCAATTTTTAACCACAGAACGATGAGGCTAACCGTGGGTAAGCATCACTGGAAAGTAGAAAAACAGCCTGAGTGGTACGTGAAAGCTGTCAGAAAAACTATCGCGGCGTTGCCGGGGGGTTACGCTGAAGCTGCTGAGTGGCTGGATGTAACAGAGAACGCTTTATTCAACCGCCTTCGTGCAGATGGCGATCAGATTTTCCCGCTGGGATGGGCAATGATTTTACAGCGCGCGGCTGGCACTCACTACATTGCGGATGCTGTCGCACAGTCTGCTGGTGGGGTGTTTGTATCGCTTCCTGAAATTGAGGAAGTAGAGAACGCCGATATAAACCAGCGCCTGCTGGAAGTCATCGAACAGATCGGGAGTTACTCAAAGCAGATTCGTTCGGCAATCGAAGATGGGGTCGTGGAGCCACACGAGCAGACAGCAATTAATGATGAGTTGTATCTGTCAATTTCGAAGCTCCAGGAACATGCAGCACTGGTCTACAAAATCTTCTGCGCTCCAGAAAAGAGTGACGCCCGCGAGTGTGCAGCTCCGGGCGTCGTGGCGTTTTGTGTCTGTGGAGAAACTAACGCATGAACAGTTTAACGGCAAATAACCGTTTGTCGCAACAGCTGGTGGTCAGTGTCGCTGAACACCTGTTGTTACGGCATGAATGCAGATTACCAAATCACCTGGCTGTAAGTAACCACAGAGAACTTTACCTGACTGTGGGGGGCGAGTTGTGCAGGAACTTAACCGCTGGTTTCGTGACGGAAGAGGGCTTTATGTCCATGTTATTCGTTGGGAGCCAGAAACACAGCGCGTTATCTATCTTCGCAAAGACTACCCGCATGAGTGCTTTAGTCCTTTGTGGAAATTCAGGCGTGATTTTGTTGAGTGTGAAGGACCACCAGCACATTGATTCTGCCATTCCGGGACGTTACACTGTTCAGGCACCTTATAAAGCGGGTGCCGGGATTGGCGTCCTGGAGAAGGCTACCGCGTACAACCGCGTAGATGCGGTTTTTTTGTACGCATTATTTTGTCACGCCCAAATTATGGTGGGGCGTACAGGGGCATCGCAAGATGCGCCGGTAAGGGTAGCCGCCGGTAACGCCAACTCTGTACGTCTCACCACCTCTATGATTGGCGTCTTATGTGGTGAGTTTTTTAAGCTTGCTACCGAGGCTGCCATTATGGCTACGATCCCAACCTTTGTTCACCCTGAAATCACGATCATCAATGGTCGTGCTGTCACTACATCTCTTGCAGTTGCTAACTACTTTACTAAACGGCATGAGCGGGTTTTAGATAGAATTCGAAACCTTGAATGCTCCGCTGAATTTGCTGAACACAATTTTGTGTTAAGTGGTTATATCGACGCTTCAGGCCGCAAACTACCTTGCTATCAAATAACCCGCGATGGCTTTGCGTTTCTTGCTATGGGTTTCACGGGTAAACGTGCTGCCCAGTTCAAAGAGGCATACATCAATGCCTTTAACCAGATGGAGAAACAGCTTTCAAAGCCCTCTGTACCGAGCGACGTTGCACATAACGCCAGCGTTCTCTATTCCTACATTTCATCAATTCATCAGGTCTGGTTGCAGCAGCTTTATCCCATGCTGGAAAAAGCTGAATCACCGCTGGCTGTAAGTCTGTATGACCGAATTAACGATGCGGCATTTCTTGCCCGTCTTATTCATTCGTCGCTGAACTCTTCAGAGGTAAGGGGGCGCAAATGATCCGGAATATTTTCAAACGTTTTACCAATCAGACTTTCCGTTGTCCTCGTCCGGGTCAGTGGTACACCACGCCTGCTGGGCATGTTCTACGTGTTAGCCTGGTTGACCGTGAATGTCAGAAGGTGGTTTGTGAACCGCTGGGCCGTAATTACCGCGTCAGTATGCCGCTTATAGCCTTTTGCTCCGGAAAAATGTTTAAGCGTCTGGGAGGTGTGGCGTGAACTGTTTTCAGTTTGTGTGCGGATGTGCTTTCGATAACCCGATTCAGCGCCTGATTATGTTGCGTGTTTTGATGTCGGGTTCTTCAGACGGTGAAGGCGAGAGAGTTATTGATCATCAGGTGCTTGCTGATTTCTGCTGTTGTTCTAAGCAAGCGATATTCAGGGAAACCCTGGCACTGGAAAGAGCTGGTTATCTTCATATCCGAAAAATTGCAACGCTTACTATTGATGCAAAAGCCAGACTACAACCTGCGCGTGGCTACACAATTCTCATGC